CCTGACAGGCCTTAGAATCAGTGGACCAGGCAACCTCTCAATCAAACGATCATGAGCATTTCAATCGGCGGCGGTGATGCAGTTTTTCGCGCTGGACTTGAGATCCCGACGCATGACTACATCAGCAATACTTACGATGGCAGTAACAACCTAACAATCGTTGAATACTATCGCGGTGGTAGCGGTGGTAGATTGATTGCAACGCTTACATTAACCTATAATGCCAGCAATAGCCTGCTTACTGTTACTCGGAGTTAATTGTGACACGGATTGACGTTGCTACTGGCGAGATATTACAAGGCGTCGATTTACTGCAAATTTATAGCGACAAAACATTTCTCGTTGATCTTAATGGAGGATTAAAACTTGCGCCATTAATTGGAATCCTAGAGTTTCTTGCGGCAGAAGATTCTGATTTATTGTTGTACGAGGATAACGATAAAATCAAGCTAGAAGGTGCCGCATGACAATATCTAAATCCTTGCAAAAGACTGCCTCCAAGCTGATGGAGAAGTTCGGCGGTGCATTGACCTATAGGCGCGTCAGTGGCGGCGCCTATAATGCCAACACGGGTGCAATCACAGAAACAGCTACTGATTACAGCTTGCGTGGTGTATTGCAAGACGTCAAGGCACGTGAGGTAAATGAACTGATTCAAGCTGGTGATAAGCGGTTGTATATTGCTGCAACTGATCTAGCAGTAACACCTAATACCGCCGATCGGGTTATTATTGCCGCAGTGTCGCATCAAATTATTAACGTACAAACAATCGAGCAAGATAACCAGTCGATTACCTATGAACTGGTATTGAGGGCTTGACATGGCGCAAATCATTAGGCTAAGTGATTTCGGTAGGTTTAGCGAGCAGCAAGTTGATAAGTTATTGCGCGTTGTGGTATTAGAGACCGACCTAATGCTGAAGATGCAAAGCCCAGTTGATACTGGGCGATTTCGCATGAGCTGGGTTGTAGGTGAAAATACAACCGGCAACTATGATGCAGGCTTGCAATCAAAATCTATGGGTGCATTTATTGGCCAAACATCACCACCAAAAAACCCCATGCCAGGCTTGGCCGTAGGTATCAACTACAGACCTGGTACCGAGCGCGTTGGTAACTCCTATCACATTCATAACACGCTACCATATGCAGAACGCCTAGGCAATGGCCACAGCACACAGGCACCGGCTGGCTGGGTGGAATTGATCGCAAGGCAAATGGCAAACCGCGCTAGGCAACTGGCGGATGATATCGGGAGGCAATCCTAATGGCCGCGCTTGATCTTAATGCAATTCGTGCTGTAATCGAAGGCCGCCTAGCGACTGAACTAGCCCTAGCACCTGCTATTCCTGTTGTATTTCACAACATGGCATATACGCCTACACCAAGTAGCACATGGGTGCAATGCCAAGTTAGCTTTGGTAATAACAACTACGTCACGATGGGTACTGGCGCAGGTGCTAGCAATAGCGTGATCGGTGTTGCGGTAATCAATATCTTCTCAGCTAAAGGCGTCGGTCCAGGCGCCAGCCTCATCGTTGCAAAGAGAATCCGGGATTTGTACGTTAGAATCAATACATCAGGGGTTCGCTTTGATCCCCCAATAGGCCCAGAGGTGGTGGCCACGCCGTCTCCCGAAGGGTACTTTCAAACCCAGGTCCGCTTGACCTTTGAAACCTTCGAGGATCTCTAACCATGGCCTTCTATCGCGGTGAGCAAGGTTCCGTCAAATTTGACGATGCCGGCTCCACCACTGCTGTTATTGCCTCCACACGTTCATGGTCAATGACCATTGAAAAAGACGTGCTGGAAACTACTGCACTTGGTGCTACCTACAAATCCAACGTAGGCGGCCTGATTGCTGGATCTGGTACTGTTGAACTGATCTACACAGCCAGCAGCGCCGATGAAACCAACGTATTCATCGAGGCTGCAAACACAGCCACCGATCAAGGCGTTGCTGCCTTTGAGTTGTTCCTTGACACTACCGGCACTAAAAAGATTAGCTTTGTCGGTTTGATTACTTCTGCCGATTATTCCGCTACTGTTGGCGAATTGGAGGTTATTACCTGCAATTTCGTTACTAGCGGCGCCATTACCACAGGTATCTAATCATGGCTTTTTATCGCGGCGAACAGGGCACCATCTTTTTTGATAAGGACAGCAGCGGCGGCTTATCAGAGGTTGCTGCTGTACGTTCCTGGTCTATGACCGTTGAAAAGGATGTCCTAGAGACAACCACCCAAGGCGCCACCTACAAGGCTAATGTCGGCGGTTTGATCGCTGGCAGTGGCACCATGGAAGTGCTGTACGACGCACCAAGTGCTGGCGACAAACTTGATCTTATCAAGGATGTCAATACCGCCACCGATGAAGGCAACGCATCGGTTGAGCTGTACCTAGACGAAACCGGCGGCAAGAAAATCACGGGTAGCATCGTGATTACTTCCACCGACTACAGTGCTACAGTAGGCGAGCTGGAAATGGTGACAGTTAATTTCACCATGAATGGCGCAATCACTACTAGCATCTGATGGCCACAACACCCCGCACCGTTGACCTACTCACCGGGGCTTTTGACCTCAACCAGCGTCGGCGCTTTAACATTAAAAAAGAAGATGGCACCATTGTGCTGTCGTTGTATTTCAAGCCGATCACCCGCGCTGATCGCAAGCGTGCTACGGCCCTCACCACCAGCGAAGAGGCACTAGACATCAGCACCCAGATGCTGTGTCATATGGCGGAGCTGGAAGACGGCACCAAGGCATTTGCGGCGGCTGATGCTGCAAAGCTCCAACGCGAGCTGCCGGAGTCGGTACTAAACGAACTGGAGCTATTCCTGTTTGGCCTTGGTGCGGCTGAATCGCTGGAAGAAGCAAAAAACGTCTAGAGGCCGATAGCTGGCTTTATTTTGAAATGTTTCTAGCCACTGAGCTAGGCATGACAGTAAGCCGGCTTCGGCAAGAACTCACTGACGCGGAATTTATCCACTTTGCCGCCTACTATGAGGTGAAGGGTAAACGCGAGCGCCAAGAAATCGAGAAATCAAAGCAGCGCCGCTAGACTGGTAAAAAGGTCGGCTTAGCAGTGGCAGTTTCCGTTGTTGATATCCAGGTAAACAGCCAAGGCGCTGTTAGAAATCTGCGGCAGCTTGATGCGGCATCTAAAAATACTGAATCAGCACTAAACAAATTAGACGGCGTATTTGGATCATTGGCTGCAAGTTTTGCGGCTGGCTTTGCAATAAATAAAATTATCAGTGACGTAAAAGAATTAGATACAAACATCCGACGACTTGGCACTGTTGGCGTTGATGTTCAGAAAATCAATCCTGCACTGGCTGCATTAAGTGACCGGCTTGGTGGTGTTGCAAATAAGGCAGATCTTGCTGCTTCAAGTTATCAAGCGGCATCGGCTGGATTTGCTGATACCGCCGGCAACATCAGAATCCTTGAAGCTGCAACTAAAGCAGCAACTGGTGGCCTAGCGGATAATCAAGCTGTCACTGAAGTTCTTGTTAAGACATTGAATGCCTATGGCATGAGCGGAACGCAAGCGTATGAAGTAACAGATAGCATTTCAAAAGCAGTTGAACTAGGCAACCAAGAGTGGACTGATTACACCTCACAGCTTGGCCGCGTAGTAAGCATGGCGGCATTGGCAGGTGTAAGTCTTGATGAGATGAATGCGTTTATTGCAGCAGCCACCAAAAATGGCGCCACAGCAGAAGTGGCATTTACTGGCCTCAGCTCTGTATTAACTCAGTTGCTGCAACCTACCAAAGAAAGCAAAGATGCTGCCGCAAGACTTAACATTCAATGGGATTTGATGGGGCTTAAGACCAAAGGTCTTGGCGGGTTGATGAAAGAGTTGGCAGTTGCTATTGATAAAGACAAAGAATCAGCAGCGCGAATGGTTGGGCCTACAGAAGCGATGCGTGGTGCATTTGCTGCTGCATCAAAAGATGGCAAAGACTTTAGTGATATTCTTGGGCAAATTGGTAATGCGTCTGGCAAAACAGACGCAGATTTCCAAACAATGAAAGGAAGCCTTGAAAATACATTCAAGGCGCTTGATACATCGTTTAAAAATCTTAGCGAGGCACTTGGCAAAGCATTTGGGCCGACGCTTGTTATTACTATTCAAGACATAACCAAGGGAGTGAATGGATTTGCTACTGCGATGAGCGCAGTGCCGCAACCTATGATGGAAGCGGTTGGCACAATAGTAAAAGTAACGGTAGAGATAATTTTATTGCAAAAAGCAATACAAGGAATTATTGCCCTTCGCGCAGGATTTATAACTGCCATGGCATCTATGGCGACAACGACCGCAACCGCCGGAGCTGCTGCGACTGCAAGTTCATCTGCCTTTGCTCTTTATACGGCAAATACAAACACATTGGCGGCAGCAGCAACCGCCGCAACACCAAAAGTAGCGGGCCTGCTCGGCACAATTAAATCGCTTGCGGCAATAGGTGCAATAGTTATAACAGTTGATTTAATTGTTAAGGGAATTGGCGACGTAATAGCAGCAACAAGAGAGATCATGCGGTTGCGGGGTATCCGCGCCGGTGGTGGCGCTGCGGCGCAATTTGCTGGTGCATCCCGTGAAACTGTTATTGGCGCACAGAAAGAACAGAAAAAAATTCTTGCTGGCATTCAGCGCTCACAAAAGGCAAACAAATTAAATCTTGGGCAAAAAGCTATTCAAACTATACTTGGTGGGTTATCGCCACTTGCTGGACTTCCAGATGCTGGGCAGCAAGCGCAAAGAGCGCAATTATATAAAGAGCAAGCCGCCTTTTCTCAAGGCGTACTTGGCCTAGACCCAAATAAATTTAAGTCCACCACTAAGCCTGTCCCCACACCAACGACTACCCCCCCGCCTACGTCCACACCAACTGGCGGGACCAAACCAAAAACAGATAAAAAACCCAAAGACTTTACCGAGCAAATTGCTAACTCCAAAACGGCATTAAATTTAGCAAATTTACAGTTTGCCGCTGAAGGCAAGATACTGGAAGCTCGGCGTTTAACAAATGAGCCGCTTGCGTTGGCGCTAACCGCGCAAAAAGAAATTTATAAAATAAAT